CACCCATGTAGGTGTCCAGGTCAGCGAAGATGAAGGCCAGCGTGGTTTCCAGCGTGGTGTCCTTCAGGGCCCAGCTGTTCATAATCAGGTATGGCCTGCGCCCATCCTGCAGCAGCCGCCCCTGCACGCTCGCCCAGGCTTCATCAATGAAGCCCTGGAAGTTCGTGATGCTGGCAGGCTTCAGATTGTTCAGGTCAGTCACCCGCCGGAGCAGCATGGCTTCGTTCACCACGTTGTAGAGACTGCGTAGGCACAGGTAGCAATCCCGGCGGATGGTTTCAGTTACCCCGTCCACGGTCAGCACCCATTCTTCCTGCCACGCATCGGACAGGGAAGTGGTGGAAGGGATGGACGCAGCTGCCACGGTGTAGGTGGCCACGTTGCCCGTGACCGTTACGGCACCCGTGACCACCACCACCTTGCTGCCATCGTACAGGGTGAAGGTGCCCGCGCTGGGGGCGGTGGGGGTGCTTCCCCCCGCATACACGGGCATGGTCAGCACTGCAGTCTTCGCACGTTCCAGGAACGTGGGCAGGCTGAAGTCCGTGCTGATGGCCATGGTGTAAGCGCTCCAGGAAAGCTGGGAACCCCCAGCTGGTCAACCCACGAAGCCCAGAAGGGGGCCCCAGCCGGAAACTACCAGAGAAGGTCCGAAGTCAGCACGATGGTGGTAAGGATGTTGCCGGTGGTGCCCGTGGTGCCGTTCGCTGCAGACCGCCCGAATAGCACCCCATTCTGCACACTGAAGTGTGCGTTATCGGGGGTGTTGCGGGTGACCGCAGCGGCTGCGCCGTTTGCAAACACCGTGTCCGTGGACGTGGTGCCCGTGGCCTCCTGCACGATGGGGTCCACCGTGGTGGCGGACCCGTCCCCCGGAGTCAGCTTGCACTTGTGATAGTGCAGCGTGCCCATCACCCCCACCTGGGCGGACCATTCATCCGTGGCCCCAGTCACCCCGGTTTCCGTGATGGTCAGGACCAGGTACTGCACCCCTGCCGCGTGCTTCGTGGTGGTGGTGATGGCTGCAGCGTATGCCATGGGGCTACTCCGCTACGGACGGGGTGAGGGGAAGCACGGGCAGGGGGTCGACCACCGCTTCCGGGCAGGCGGTGCAGGACGGGCAGACCACGGGGGGCGGGCAGACCACGGGGGGCGCTGCCTGCGTTCCCGCGTAGGTGCCACCCGCCAGGGCACCGCCCAGCAACGTGACGATGAACTGGACCACCTGGATGGGGCTGGGCTTACGCATCATGCGAGCGTGACCCCTTCGGATGACACCACCTGCCAGCGCAGGGCACCCGCGATGGTGATGGCTTCCAGCTTGATGAACGCACCCACCGCAGTGAAGGTCATCACAGTGTTTCCCGGCTGGTTCACCCGGGCAGCCGCAGTGACCACGCGGGCCCCGCTGGTGTCCGTGTCCACGAAGATGGTCAGTTCTTGCCCCATGAAGGTGGGGTTTGCCAGGGTGTTGGTTTCCGCGCCATTCTGTGTGATGGCCACGCTGCCCGACTGCGTGACGGGGATAGCCACCCCCGTGCCCGGGTCCGTGATGCGCTGGGCCACCTTCACGTCCGCCACCACTTTCCACGCGCTGCTGGTGCTGACCACGGTGGCGGTGCCCCCGATTCCCACTTTCGTGAGAGTGGTGGCCCCGTCCTTCACGGTCAGCAGGGCATCGGTGGTGCCGTTGTTGTAGATCGTGAAGAAACAGCCCCGGTGTTCCGGATCCGCTGCGGGCAGCGTGACGTTCCGGCTGGTGCCGTTGGGGTTCAGCGACTGGTGCTGTTCATCCCCGAAGGTCAGGGTGAGGTTCCCCGCCAGCGTGGTGACAGCCACGCCGTCCCCGCTGACCCCGAAGGCGAGGGGGCGATACAGCTTGAAAGGAATGGTGCCAGTGAGTGCCATGGGGAAGACTCCGGAGGGATGTACGACGGTGGAAGGGGGTGGCTATTTCTTCGGGGGGTTCGTGCGCTCGAAACGCAGCGCAGCTTCCCGCGCTTTCTGCTGGGCCTGGTCAGGCTTCATCCCGCTGTCCTGCAGCTGGCGGGACATCCGCCCGATGGCATCCCGTGCGCCTTCACGTTCAGCGCTCATTCGGACCCCCCAACGGGCTGGCCCAGCTTGCGCCTGCGGGTGGTGGGTGCGACGGGGGCGGGGGCGGGGGCAGCAGCTTCCGCTTCCCCGAAGGAATCCTGGATGCTGTCCAGCCCGGCCAGCATGGCATCCAGCAGGGCTTCCGCCGCCTGGATGCGGCTGGCCCGCTGCCCGTTCGTGGGCAGGGCCCGCAGGTGGTCCAGCGTGCCCGCCAGCTGGTCAATCTTCGTTTCCGCCACCACACGGCTGATGGGTTCCACGATGCCGGCGGACACCAGCAGCCGGCGGAAGTCCGTCTGGGCAGCGCGGTCCACGTCCCAGCGCACGTTCCGGTTCCCCACCATGGTGGGACGTTCCCAGGCGGCGCAGTAGTAGTTGCCCACCGCCCCGCTGTTGGGGTCATACGCGGGCACGCTGCAGCGGTAGTTCCGGAACTTGCCCAGCTTCGGATGGGTGGGCGGGATGAGCGTGCCCCCCTTCCCCAGCACGTGCTGGCGGGCAGCGTTGGGGCTGCCATCGGTCTGTCCGTTCAGTCCGTTGCGGAAGTTCAGCTGGGAAAGCTGGGGAAGCCATTCCCCATCCACGAAGTCCCACGCGGTGGGGAAGTGGACGTATTCCCATACCAGGTTCAGCACGGTGGCGGGCACCCGGGTGATGGTGCCAGCTGCGCTGGACAGGTCAGGCTGTGGGACGATTTCCTGGACGTTGGAAGACATTGATGGAGCCCGTGGGTTGGGGGGTGGCTGGGTGAGGGTGGAAGGCCCGTCCCCGGGTGGGGGCGGGCCTTCCGGGGTGCATCAGGCGTCCGTGACCACCTTGACACCACGAAGGTCTTCCACTTCGGCAATGGCCGGGTAGTACTGGCCCACCACGAAGGTCTTTCCCTTCGAAGCGCCCACGCTGCCACGGACGAACTCCACCACCATCTTGCTGCCAGCGGGGGCAATGCTGTTGGGCATGAAGCTGGTGATGCGGTCCACGGGGGCTTCGGTGTAGGCAAAGCAGCCCTTGCCGTACATGGCTCCCACGCGGTCCCCGCCGCTGGTGGTCACGCTGTTGTGGGTGTAGATTTCGATTCCGTTCCAGGTGCCCTTGAAAGACTCACCCTTGATCGCGAGCATCTCAGCGGTGGCGGGCACGAACTGCATGGCACCCAGTTCACCCCGAAGGCTGGCCTGGAAGTCGTTCCACTGGATGGGGGCCAGCACGAGGTAGAAGGGCCCGGTGACCAGGGAAAGCTGCAGCGCGTACTGGGCGCTGTAGATGTCATCCACGGAGAGGTTCACGCCGCTGGTGCCCACGCTGGTAGCGAGGGAACCGAACGCTGCGGTCAGAAGGCTGTTCAGCGTGTAGTTCGCCGAAAGGGCCATATCCGCCGCAAGCTTGTCGAGGTCCGGGCCCCCGGTAATCTGCGCCAGGTCGGTCAACTCCCGCTGAAGACCGTAGCGGGCACAGGTCAGGGTGGCGCTGGAATCGGTGATGTTCGTGACCGAAAGGGCGGTATCCTCGCCCGGGGCGCTGAACGCATCCAGCGGCTGGTACAGGCCCATCTTGATGGCGGCGCTGCCCATGTTGGGGCTGAAGGGGACTTCCACCATGGTGCCACGAAGGTCACCACGTTCGTGGAGAAGTTCCATGAGGGTCTGGTTGAGGTACGCAGCGATGCGAAGGTCAGACAGGGAAGCGTAGGTATCGGCAGCCATGGGAGCACCAGTAGGGCGAAGGGTGAAGCGAGAGGGGGAAGCTTACCTGGCTGCCCCTTGACGCTGGGCTGCGGTGGTGCCAGTCCCGTAACGCTGGGCAGCGGATACTACTGTGGGGAAGCGTACACCCCCGCGCTGGAAAGCGCAAGGGTGCATCGGTCAGCTTCCAAACAGTGACTTCCGGATGGTTTCTTTGTTGGCCTTCCAGGTGGCCATATCCAGACCCCCGATGGCTTCAGCCGTGAAGGTGTTGTCCGTGCTGCCAGGCTTCCGCTCCGGAGCCACCTTCGGGGGCACAGGCTTCACCACCGGGGCGGGGGCCTTCCCTGCGGGGGCCTTCCCTGCGGGGGCCTTCCCTGCGGACTGCAGCGCAGCCTGCAGCACGCGGTTCGTGGTCTTCGCTTCCGTGTACCAGTCCGTGAAGGCGGGGCGGTCTTCCCCTTCCGCCGGGGCGGGCAGCTTCCCATACTGGAACTGCAGGTATTCGTACAGGTCTTCATCCCCGTCCACACCATCCGCAGCCAGCACCCGCGAGTGTTCAGCGCGGGCCACCTGCGCTTCCAGCGCCTGGATGCGGTCCTGCGCTGCCTGCAGTTCCTTCCCACCATCGGCGGGGGCTGCCTGCGCTTCCAGCAGCTGGGCCTTCAGCTGCTGGTTCTTCCCCAGCAGTTCCTTCCAGCGTTCAGCGAACTGGGCAGGTACGTCAACATCCCCCAGACGCACGGTCGGGGGCTTCGGTTCGTCTTCATTCATGGGGTCTACTCCGTGGGTTGGACAGTCGGGGCGGGGTCACCCTGCGCCGCTGCTGCTGCCGTGGCAGTCACAGCAGCGTGAAGCGCCTGGTATTCGGTCACGGTCAGCTGACCGTCCGCGCCAGCCAGCGGGGGAAGCCCCTGCGCAGCGCGTGCTTCGTTGACGGTCACGATTCCAGCCACGTCTGTGGCAGTCAGCTGGATTTCCGGGCGGGCTGCAGGGGTGGGCGCAGCTGGGGCAGCCGGGTCCGCCAGAGCAGCGGGGGCCACCACAGCGGGGCCATCCAGGGGGAAGGAAGCGTTATCCTGCGCCACTTCCAGCAGCGCTTCCCGTGCCTGTTCCCGGGAAAGTTCAGGGCGGTACTTCTGCATCAGGTCCACCTTGCTGATGAACCCCAGCCGCACCATCCGCTCGTCCCGGTCCAGTTCCGCTATGAACTCGTCCACGGACGCTTCGGGCAGGTGGTAGGTCAGTTCCCACCCTTCCGTGGGGTAGCTGGTGTTCCCGAAGGTGTTGCTGATGCTGGCCATCAGGCCCAGCAGTTCCACGTCCCCCTGGCGGAACTGGGGAAGCATCCGCAGGGCCAGCCGGCGCTGGGCGCTGCGCTTCAGCTGGATGGCCACCCCAGACTGGGCGGTATGGCCCGCTTCCAGGTCCGCCGGGTGAATCCCGATGTTGGACAGCACGCTGGCCTGGAAGGTCACGATGGACAGCGCCATGGCTGCGGGGTCCACGGGGGTGTTGTATTGCCCCACGCTGCCCGGCTTGTCCCCCCGGCTGGTGAAGGCCAGGATGCTGGTGGGGTCAGTCTCCACGGAACCCGTGACCGCAGCCCCGCTCCCGCTGATGCTCATTCCCTGCAGCATCAGGTCAATAACCCAGCGCTGGGACCAGCTGGCATCCAGTACGCACTTGCCCCACGCGGTCCACAGAATAGCGGTATCCAGCGCAGCGTGGACCAGTTCAGACAATGCGTAGGCATCCCACGGGTCAGCGGTGTCCTGCGCCCGGTACTTCACGAAGGGCAGATAGGGCTGCCCCCCTTCCTTCACGTAGGGCCAGGGCTGGGGGTCCGTGACCACCCGCACCGTGATGTCCCGCCCGCTGGCGTCTTCCACGCGGAAGTGCGGCTGGTCGGGGTTGCTGATGTCCCACACAGCCCAGGCGGGGATGCTGTCCCCGTCCACCGTGTAGCAGCGGGCTGCCTTCAGCACCAGCACGTCATCCGGGTCACCCGGGCGGGTGACAGTCACCACCGTATCCGGGGTCAGGGGCGACACCACCACTTCCCCGCCTTCGGGGTGGTAGGGGATGGCCACCCATTCCACCTGCATGAAGCACTCCCGAAGTCCGATAACGGACTCCGATGCCCGCTGCATGATGGACCACAGGTGGGCTTCCGCCATCAGGTGCTTCCAGCGGTCCTGCTGGGCTTCATCCAGGTCAGGGTGGTGGACGGTGGGGGCAGCATCGTACTGCACCGCCAGCTGGCGCACGGTGGAAGCAAAGAGGTTCAGGGACTGGACGGGCCTGCCCAGGTTGTAGCTGCGCCCGGGGGTCAGCCGTTCGTTCAGGCGCTGGCTGATGTCCTGCTCCCAGTGACCGTCCAGCATCCGCCTGCGCACCCTGGTGTGCTCCCAGCGGGCAGCGTCCGCCGGGTCAGCGGGAATCAGGACAGGGCTGGTGGATGCCATGGGGTAGGACTCCGGAGGATAGTACCTTCAAACGGTCAACAGGTCAACGCACCCGCAAGCGGCTGATAGAAGGCAGCGTCATGGACCAGGCATGTAGCACGGGCTGGCTGATGTAGCGCAGCGCGTCCAGCGGGTGCTTCAGGTCTTCACCCTTTGGCCCGGGCGCGTAGTTCTTCAGGCTGGTAATCAGCCCCGCGCAGCCACGATGCACCTTCAGCGTGCCCCGCATGAAAGCAGCGTTCACCAGCTTGCTGCCCAGTTCCACGCTGCCCTTGCCTTTGTCGGGGGCTGTGATGGTGATGGTGCGGGCCCGCAGCCCAGCTGCAGCAGCCAGCGCATCCCCCAGCACTTCGTTCACCTTCATCCCTGCGCCCATCTTCCCCGCGCTGTTGATGTCGCCCACGATGCGGGCCACGTCCGTAAGGGCCCAGCCCCAGTCCTGCAGCCTGGTCACAATGGCCCGCGCGTCCGCTTCGGGCAGCGTGGTGGTGGTGTTCACGATTTCATCCAGCACGATGAAGGTGGAATCCGTCCACAGGCACAGCAGCGCCACCTGCCTGCCGATGCCTTCCCCGTGGTCAATGCCGATGCCCAGCCGGAAGGGTTCTTCCACGGGCAGCTGGTCATCGTCCACGATGCAGCCTTCGTCAAACCCGGTGAAGGTGCGGTC